TTAATTAAGACCCATCCGTGGTTGCGCTCTATTTTCTAAGGGCGCACCATCTTCCCCCTCGACCACACCCCCGCGCTATGCGACTCACCCAGATCCTCCCTCAGTCGCTTCACCGCTTGGTTCACCTTCCACCCTCGCCATGTAGCCGCGCCCCTGACTGGCACGTTTCTCTTGTTGAACATGTCGGCGATGGCTTTGAAGTGTAGCCCCATATCGTGTAGGGCTTTGGCGACGTATTGCCAGTATTGCTCCTCTGGGTTGTCGATGATGCGTTTGTCTGGGGTAGCCATTTTGCCGTAGGGAAGGTGGCCTCCGACTCGGTAGCCTTGGGCCTTGCGTTCTTTGAGCTTAGCTTTAATGAGTTTGCCAGTAGGCCAGTAGCCGTTTTCGCCGTGAGCTTTAGGGTGGCAGTAATCGCAAAGGGGAACGGTCTTTGTGCCGCCGAGGGATTCGGGGACTACGTGGTGGTGATGGGTCGCTGGTTTCTTGCACTCAAAGCATTTCGCCATTGTCCCCAGTGTGGGGTAGTGGGTGCATTTGATGTAATGGTCGCTAATCGGAGATGGTGTTTGAGTTGATCAGATTACAGATTCAGAGTTTCTATACCCTTCTACCTACTCTCTTCTCCCTTCTAGCTACTTCTCTTCTCTACTCTACCTGGATCTATACCAGACGCATCATCTCTTGGGCTCTAGGGTGTACCATCTAGGAAAGTGCATAGTTTGGGATCACCGTTCTCAGCGTGGAGAACAGTGAGCAAACTATGCAGAAAAAACGCTCCATCTGAGGTTTCTACGATGTCGAGCCTTCTTGCGAAGGTAGGTCGGTTAGAGTCCTTACCCGTTTAGTCTCTGTCTGGTCGCCCTAGTCCTAGCCTCTGGGAGAACTAATGTTTCAAGTCTCTGGCCGCTTCTAAGCCTTTCGCCTTAGGAGCTGTCTACCCGTTACCGGATAGACTCAGGGGGGTTCACTAACTCAAGTATCCTGCGCTACATCGCCAACACAGGTACTTCGTGGGTCGCCAAAAAAGTTAAAGCGTTGCCATGAGTGGTTCGTCACCAGTCACCCTGGACCTTACGGTATCCAGGCACTCGCTGTAGTAGTTAGGAGCTAACCTCATTGACTACCCGCCATGAGGATCAAAGCTACGGTGATTCTACTTCAGGTCTAAAATTCCCGTCCACTAAAAACATCACTTTCTTTGCCGGTAGTTTTGCCGCTGCTTGATACTATTCGGTCGTGAAATACACCGAGGGTCAAGTTTCGATAGAGCAGATGTTCCCAATTTTCTGTGGGGAGTGGGAGCGCAAGCAGCCTGAGTTGAAGTTGTGGGCGGTGTGCTTAGCTCAGGCGATAGCTGGGGCGGTTGGGTTGATACGGTGCAACGACCTCAGTCGGTGGTACCGAGAGGATAGGTACTGGCTCTTTAGGGATAGGCGTACGGTCGTGGGTAGCTGTCATTGGATTTGCGAGGTCCTTGAGATTGACAGGAAGGAGCTACTTACCTTCGTATGGAAGAATAGGCATGTGTTGAGGCGTTCCCCTTACCGCCTTAGGAGCGTTAATTGACCGACGACCAGCGGCCAGACTTAGAGATAGACGGTATCAAGTGGACTCGGATTCCTGGCGTGAAGTACGGCCATGACTTCTGCCGCTACCTGGCTGACGCTCAAAAGGCCGGTATGACCAATGAGGCGGCGTTAGCTGAGATGTTCAAGGCTAACCTCTGGTTCCTGGTCTACTTCGGTATGCGCGTTTCTATCGCCAATAACCCGTGGTGGGTCGAGCGGTGCAAGGAGATTCAGAACGGACCTCGCTCCCATACCCTAGACCTCTGGGCTCGCGAACACGCCAAGTCTACCCTGATTACTACGGCCAAGACGATTCAGGACATCCTAATTAACCCTGAGGAGCGGGTGGGCATCTTCTCGTTCTCGCGCCCTGCGGCCTTGGCGTTCCTTCGCTCGATTAAGTCTATCTTTGAGAACTCTAGTCTCTTAAAGGCTTGCTTCCCCAGCATTCTCTACGCTGACCCGAGGAGCGAGGCTGAGAAGTGGTCTGAGACGGACGGTCTTATTGTAAAGCGTAAGGGCTTCTACAAGGAGGCGACGGTTGAGGCTTGGGGCTTGGTTGAGGGTAGCCCGGTCGGTAAGCATTACAGTCTTCGCGTGTACGATGACATCGAGGTACCTGACCTGGTGAACAGCCCTGAGATGATGGGCAAGTTGAAAGATGCCTTCGACATGAGCCAGAACCTCGGAACTATCGACGGCTCTCACCGGGTTATTGGGACGACCTATCACCATGAGGGCTTGCTCAACACGCTCAGGCACAAGGCGACCCAGGACGGGAAGCTCATTTACACATCTCGGATTCGCCCTGCCACCGTGGACGGTACGCCTAATGGCGCTAGTGCCTACTTGCCCGAGGAGCGGTTAGCGGAGCTAAGGGTGAACCGGCAGATGTTCTTCTCTCAGCAGCTCTTGGACCCTACTCCTCAGGGAACCGAGAAGCTCGATGCGTCTTTGCTGGTTGAGGTCTCCCCGGCTCAGTTACCCAAGAACCTGTTCAAGTTCATGACGGTAGACCCTGCGGGTGAGCGTCGGAGCGACAATCGGCAGGGGGATAGCTGGGCCTTAATAGTCTGCGGGATTGAGCCTTACCGCGATGACGTTGGAGCTAGCCGGGTATTCATCCTCGACATGATGGTTGAACCGATGACTGAGGCCGAAGCCTTGGACAACGTGGTCAGGATGTACCTCCGTAACGGGATGATTCGGCAGCTTGGCATCGAGAAGGTCGGCATTAGTACCGCTGAAATCCATATTGCGAAGCACTTACATGCCCGTGGGAAAGCCATTAGTGTCGATAATGGAGGGTTGGTAGTTCTTAGACCCGCCGGAAGAAACAAGAAGCAGCGCATTGAGGCCGCATTACAGTGGCCTTTGTTACACGGGAAGCTGCATTTGTGTACGTCTGTACCATCGGCTTATCGAGAAAGATTGAAGTTGGAGATGCAAAAATTCCCTTACTGGCATGATGACGCACTCGATTCGTTGGCATACCAGTACGATCTTTTCCGTGACTTCCGGTTTGGCAAGTTTTTGACGCAAGAGCAGGAGAGTGAGTGGGACAAGGCGTTCCGCGAGGGCTCTAGCAGTAAGAAGGCTAACTCCTGGCTATACGTATGAAGTCGCTTAAAAAGCTCTCTAGGTTCGGAATGGGGCGAGCAGCCCACCACCACATCGTTTATATCAACGAAGAGACCGGCCTTGGCCTTTGTTCTACTGATGCTGGGCATACCCATGAGATTATCTTCCAACCGCCGACAGAGCCGCAGATGGACGAGATGGGCAACGAGATTGCTCCTGGCGCTCCTGGCGGGTGGATTGTTGCTCCTGCCCTAGACGGCCATACCCATGCGATTGAGGAGTACGTCGTTCGGGTAAGCAAAAAAAAAGAAGATGATGCTCAGGTTCTTGCAGAAGTACAGGAACTCTTTAAGACAGGGAGGGAGCTTGAACGGGAAAGTCTCAAGTCCGCGCAAGAAGCGGAAGACATGTATGCTGGGAAGCATTGGGACGAGACTGAGAAGAATCGTCTTGAAAGCCTTTCGAGGGCTGCGGTCACGATTAACAAGATAGAGAAGAACGTCGATCAAATAACTGGTATGCAACGCGCCGAGCGAACGGACATTCGCTATGTGCCGCAGGAAGGGGGTGATCAAAAAGTCGCGGACCTGTTGAACGTCGCTACTAAGCATATTCTGAATCGGTGCTTCTTTACTCGCGAAGAGAGCCTAGCGTTTGAGGATGCGGTCATTACTGGCCGAGGGTTACTCAACGTGTACGTGAAGTTCGACAACGACCTCCGAGGGGAGATTGTAGTCGAGAAGTTCCCGTACCTCGATGTGGTGTTTGGACCGCACGAGAAGATAGACCTCTCGGATTGCGAGTACCTCATTAAGCATCGGTGGCTCAGTCGCGCTAAGATTGAGCAGCTCTGGCCGGATAAGGTTGAGGACATCCAGAAGGATTTCCAAGATTACGTTATAGACCCTAAGTCGAGCGTTCAATACGCCTACGACAACTACTCACACGGTAGCCCGATACAGACAGTAGGGGATGACCCCCTCGTAAACATCGCTCGCAAAGAGTATCGAGTCCTTGAGTGCTGGCGCAAGATGTACGAGAAGGCATCGGTTGCAGCAAACGCAGCAGAGGATTTCTACTTCAATGCGTATGGGTGGGATGCCAAAGACCTGAAGTCCGTTCGCACCATACCAGGCTTCTACGTCGTAGAGCAGAACATCACCAAGATACGGGTCACTAAGGTGGCTGGTGGCGTTGTATTGTCCGATGAGAGCCCTGCCGACCTTCCGGCTGATGACTTCTTCGTTCTCCCGATTTACGCCAAGAAGCGCGGCTATAAGTTCTGGGGCAAGGTTGAGTCGAGCAAAGACGCTCAGATGTATATCAACAAGAACTACTCAGCGGCTCTCGACGTTATCAACAAGGTAGCGGCGTACGGCTGGTTCATTGATAGCTCTACGTTCCCTGACAACGAGAAAGAGAAGTTCAAGAAGATTAGTACAAGCCCTGGATGGGTCATTGAGCTTAATGACGTTACGCGACCTCCTCAGAGAGTCGATGGCGTTAAGTTCCCAGGTGAGCTGATTCAGATGATGCAGGTTGGAGAGCAGCAAGTTCTCGACCAGATGAACGTCATCATCAATCCTAACGGCGCTAACGAGTCGGGCAATATGTTCGCTCAACGCCGCAACCAGAAACTACAGGGCAGCGAGTACCTGTTCGATAACCTTGCCTTCGCTAAGCAGAAGCTCGGTCGTCTCTTGGTTAAGCTCATTCAGCGGTACTACACCCCTGACAGAATCCTCCGCATCGTTCGTAACGCTAACTCCAAGGCTCCCGTAGACGTAGCAGGACAGCCGCTCGATGAGTTCTCGGATGAGGACATTCTCACTTTGCTTAACACGGCAGAGCTTGAGTATTACGACGTTGAGGTAACTGAGAGCAACTGGTCGCCGTCAATGAGACTCAGCACCTTCATGCTCCTCAGCGAGATGGCGCAAGCTGGTCAACCAATCCCACCGGAAGCTCTCCTTGAGTTCGCCGACATGCCTGACAGCACGAAGCAGAAGCTCATGGAAATGCTGAGCCAGCAGGGACAGGCGCAAGCTAGCGCAGACCAAGCGAAGGCTGATGCAGAGATTCAAAAGACTCTCATCGCGCAGGGGCAGATTCCCCCTGAAGTCGCGCAAAGATTTCTCCAAGCACCACAAGAAGATTTACCCCCGAACGAGGCCAATCAAGGTCCGGGGATAATGTAGGGTGATGGATGGAAAATAGTGATGTAACCACAGCAGAAGCTACTCAAGAGGGAACGAGTTCTGAGTACGTGGATCTGCCGGATGCTTCCGATGAAGACATCTCCGTGTTCCTTGAGAACGCAGAGCGGTCGGAGTCAGAAGCCCCAGTAGAAACGCCGCAAGAGAACCCCGCACAACAACAAACTAAAGCTGAGCCTCCGAAGGAAGAGCCAGAGGTCGAGCAGGAGGCAATCTCCAAGCAAGACTTTGAAGCTTTGAAGCGGAAGCTCGAAGGACAGGAACTCCTAATCAAGCGTCGTACAAGCGAGATAGGGGAGATTAAGAGACAGCTCCAACAGTTCATACAGAACACAGCCCAGAACCTCGATGAGAAGTTCTACGAGTCACCGACTCAAGCCTTGCAACAAGCAAGACAACTTGAGATGGCTCAACAGAAACTCCAAGAGGCAGAGGCAGAGGAGCAGTCCCTTACGAACGCGCATCAGGCGCAAGTTCTATTAGCACATCATGTTGGCGGGGATATTGACCTTGAGGCTATCGGAGAGTCTTTACTCTCAGACGGTATGCCCCAAGAGTTCGTACAGCAGTTCGTACGCAACCCTTATCAAGCCGCGCTACCAGAGACACTAATCCAACTTGCTAAGCGAGCAACCGCTGAAAGACAGGTCCGGCAGATGCAGGACGCACTACAGCAGCTTGTTCCTTACACACAGAAGCTCTTGGAGGAGCGCAAGCAACTCCCTCAGCATGTGTTGAAGAATGTCAGTTCAGCTCTCCGTCAGTCCCCACAGGTAACTGGTTCTGCGGGTGGTACTGGACAGCTAGGTGGAAACCGAGCTGTTGATCCGTCTTTGATGAGCGATGCCGAGTTAGCGGAGTTCCTGAAAAGTTAATACTTTTTAGGGATTGAACATGGCAAAGACCTCGTTCAGTACTTCTGATGCCTCAACCAAAAAGGCGTGGGAAGAGAAATTGTTTCGTGACTCTGTAAAGGAGTCTTATTTTAGCAAGTTCGTTAGCTCAGGCGCGGACTCAATCGTAACCGAGAAAACCCAGCTCTCCAAAGATAAGGGTGACGAGGTAACGATTGGTCTTCGCATGAAGCTCAGTGGCGCTGGTGTTACTGAAGGACAGGTTCTTGAGGGGAATGAGGAAAAGCTCAGCACCTACTCAATGAAGCTGACCTTGAAGCAGTATCGACATGCAGTTCGTGATGACGGAGCTATGAGCCGTAAGCGAGTTATGTTCGATATTTCTTCCGAGTCTGAGGCTAGCCTCAAGGATTGGATGTCAGAGAAGGTTGACCAACTTCATTTCGATGAACTCGGAATCGGCGCTGGCTCAACTGCAAACCCATCGAAGATCTTCTACAAGACCTCCTCTGGAACACTTGCAACTGGCACCGCTGCAACCGCTAAGTCCGCTCTCACGGCGGCTGATTCTAAGCTTACGCTTAACATGATCAGCTTCCTCAAGACCTGGGCTTTGACTGGTGGCGCTCGTTCGTACATCCCGATTCGTCCAGTTAAGGTTGAAGGTAAGCCATACTACGTGCTTCTCACTCACCCTGACGCTGTTTACGATCTTCGGGTTACCTCGGAGTTCCAACAGGCTATGCGTGAGGCTGAAGTCCGTGGAAAGGAGAACCCTCTCTTCACTGGCGCAGTGGCAATCTGGGACGGTGTAGTAGTTCATACGCATGAAAATGCGGCTGTAGCTGCCGATGCTGGATCAGGATCGAACGTACCGTGGGTTAAGTCTGTACTCCTTGGCGCACAAGCTCTTTGCTGGGCTTGGGGTAAGCGTCCTGAGGTTGTTCAGAAGACCTTCGATTACGACAATGAGGAAGGCTATGCAATCGGGATGATTGCTGGCGTTAAGAAGTCTGTATTCAACTCGCTTGATTACGGCTCTCTTGGCGTTTACCTCTCTCGTACTAACGTGTCTGGAAGCTAATAGGAGAAACTGAAATGGCTACTTATCAATCTGACAAGACAGTTTCTACCGTACAGGCTCGTGGCGGTATCGACATTACGTCGGTTACTGGCACGTTTACTGTAGCGGCTAACCTTGCGGCTAACGATGTGCTTGAGATGGTGAAGATTCCTGCGCGGGCAACCGTTCAGGAGGTTATCGTTTCGTCATCGGCTTCTATCGCAGCTACGTCTACTGGCGAAGTTGGTGATGGTGCTGATACGGACCGTTACGTTGCCTCAGGCTCAATCGGCAGTGGAGCGGCCTCCTTGGGTCGCCTCAATGCTGCTACTGGGCATGGGTACACCTACACCTCGGACGACACGATTGACATTAAGTTTACTGTTCAGACGACCCCGACAACGGGCGCTGTCATTAAGCTGACTGCAATCTATACGCTTCAAGCGTAGGTTTTCGGGGAGGGTCGCCTGTATGGGGCTCTCCCCCCTTTCTATTGAGGGCGCATGGCTGCATCTGACTACGACTTCAACGTAACCCGTAACGAGATTATCGAACGGGCTTATCGCATTATCGGGAAGTTTTCTCTTGGGGACGTTCTCTCCGCTGAGATGTACCAACAGGGCATTATCGCCCTGAACTCCATGATTAAGAGCTGGCAGGGTAAGCATGTGTTCCTTTGGACCATTAAGGAGTTCACCCAGACCCTTACCGTGGGACAGGCTAGCTACTCCCTGGCTAGTACGGACCCAGCCGTCTACGCGATTGACCGGGCCTACCTCCGCTACGACAACATAGACCACCCTTGCGATGTGGCATCCTACCGGCAGTACGTTGACATCCCCGACAAGACTAGCAAGGGCGACCCGACTCTCGTGGCGTTAAATGGGCAGATGAGCCCTACGCTGTATGTGTGGCCGGTTCCTCAGCAGACTAGAACGCTCTATTACACGGGCATAGTTAAGCTCAAAGACTTTGACACGGCGGCTGGTAACTCTGACTTCCCGGTACGGTACATCGAGGCCATTACATTCGGACTAGCCCACAAGCTATCGTACGAGTACGGCCTTCCAATCCAACAGTCGAGAGAGCTTGAGCGACAGTTCCAAGCAGAATTTGGCGAAGCTAAGAGCGGAGAGCGCGAGAGGGCTGAATACGAGTTTTGCGAAGGAGCGTGTAAGTAATGGCAACGGCGGTACAGGTAGAATCCATCTGGAACGGGCTCACTGACAACAGTGGGCAGCCATTAGCCGCAGGAAAGGTGTACACCTACGCCGCTGGAACCACTACGCCAATATCTCTTTTTACCTCTAGCGATAAGAGTACCTCGGCAACCAACCCTCTCATCCTCGATGGCAACGGCAAGGCTCAGGTATGGGCAGATGGGCGGTATAAGTTCGTGGTTAAGACTGCGGCTGATGTAACGCTCTATACTCTGGACAACCTTCTCTACGGATTCGACGATACGTCGGTCCTCCTTGGCGGTATCTCTACTGGCTCGGCCAATGCTCAGACGGTTAGTGTTCCGGCTACTGTAGAGAGCTACGTCAACGGTCAGCGAATTACTTTCATCGCTGGGTTTACAAATACTGGTGCTACAACCTTGCGGTTTAATGCACTTTCAAGCGTCAACATCGTAAAGGGGCCTACCCCTAGCAGCCTTCAGGCAGGGGACTTGCTTGCCGGTCAGCTTTACAGCTGCACTTACTACGGCGGCTCTTTCTACCTTGAGAGTACTCCTACTCCGGCTGATGTGCAGCGGTCACGGTCGCAGGTTCTTAGTAGCGTCGGTGGTATCAATACCATTATTGGAGCCCTCACTCCTGCGCTCACCTCCTATGAGGCTGGGCAGGTCTTCCGTTTCAAAGCAGCTAACGCCAGCACAGCGGCAGTCACTCTCAACATCAACGGTCTTGGAGCCCAAGCCGTTCAGCGATACGGAGTCGCACTCGTCGGTGGCGAGATCCAGGCTAACGACATGGTTGAGGTCGTATATGACGGCACTCAGTTCCAGTTGGTTAATGCGGTTCCTAATCCGCTTTTTATTGATCGAACAAACAATGAGATTGGCATAGGGACCACCGCTCCCCTTACTCGACTTACCGTAGCTGGTACAGGGCAAAATGGAGCGCCATCAGATTCAGGGGACAAACTTGCAACTATCCGTGTTTCATCAACTGCTGGTGGTGGAAATGATGGCGGTCAAGTTGAGTTTGGTGCTGGATATGGCACATATACGCAAAGCTATTTCAGCGCCATTAAAGGACTGCTTAGCAACATAACCGGCAACACATTAGGTCATCTTGCCTTTTATACTCGAAATGGCACCTCAGACACTTCGCTAACAGAGCGGATGAGAATTAACGGTACTGGTGGTGCTGTCGGCATTGGCAATTCCGATCCTCAGTATGCTGCTGTAATTGGAAACGGCGTTGGACAAAAAATTGTAAGTATCTTTGGAGGGCTCTCAGGGGCAAATGAGGGCGCTGCGCTTTTCATCACTGGCACTACCGCCACTAATCATGCCGCTGGGTTTGGGCACTACTCAGCTATACTTGGCGGCGCTGCCGATGCTACTCCGACATTATACACAGGCGGAAATTTGCGATTTAATTCCAGCACTACGGTAGTCGGCGTATTAAACGGCACTGGGCTTTCGATTGGAACTGGAACTGTTGCGGCTTACCCGCTTGAGGTTCAGGCTAATGCAGGAAACGCCGTTGGGCTAAGCACTAAAGGTAGGGCCTCAGATAATATCGGCGTGGCCTTGTTTACAAATAACGCTGGAACCGAAACAGCAAGAATCCAGGCTGCCCCCACATCGCTCTCTATTGCTAAAGATGGCAATAACCCGATTGCTCTCAGCACCAACGGCTCTGAGCGTGTGCGAGTCACTGGCACTGGGCTAGTTGGAATCGGAACCACTGGGCCATCGGAGGCGCTACACGTATATCGAGCCTCTGGAAATGTCGAAGTGCTTTCAGAGTCGAATTCTCTCGCTAATGGGGAAATGGCTTCGGTTCACGCGCTTGGTGGACCTAGAACCGCACGTATCATGGCCTATAAGCACTCGGGAATCGCAAACCCATGCGGGGCGCTCAATCTTGACCAGCAGGACAACACGCCTACTTACGTTTGGGCTGACGACTCTACAGTTATGAGAGTATCCAGCACAATTACTCACATTGGAACTACAAGCGGAACGGTTATCGGTACGCAGACCTCCGATGCTAGGTTGAAGGATATTAGCGCAGACCCGTTCCCGTACGGATTGAGTGACGTTCTTGCCATTGAGCCAGTTGCCTTTACATTTACAAACGATCCCGACCAGGTTGAGCGCATAGGATTTAGCGCCCAGCAGGTGCAGCCGATTGTCGCAGAGGCGGTATACGACACAAATGAGCAGATAGCCGGGGAGCCACAGGGCGCACCAACTAAGCTAGCGATGGACTACACGGCACTTGTTCCTGTTCTGGTTAAGGCAATTCAACAGCTTGAAGCGCGAGTAGCGGCATTGGAGGCGTAGTCCATGCCAACGGTAAAGCTCCCCATCTTTGAAGCGACAATGAAGGGCGTTGATGGTATTGAGCTTACCGATGAGAACTTCTCGCTTATTGACGGATACCGCACACTGAATGGTGGCACCGTTAATCGTCCGGGCTCTAAGGCTAAGTTTGTCGCAAGCTCCGCTAGCGGCTTTGGCTTCGATGGAATGTTCTACTGGGCTGAGAAGGATTGCGTGATTGCAGTCGGCGGCGGTGAGGTCTATCAACTTACCTACGTTTCCGATACGCCTGTCATAACATCGCGCACAGGGGGAACTCCTCTGTTGGGGCAGAATACTCCTACCTCTATTGCGGTGGACGGCACTAACTATTATGCGGCTAATGGTGGCAGTATCGTCTATGGAACTCCGACCGGCGCTGCGGCTTATCTTACTGACCCTGATGCCCCAACCGGAGTCACTCACCTTGACTACATAGATGGCTACATCCTGGCTATCAACCCCTCAACGAATAGATTCTATTGGTCTGACGTGAATGCCGGGACTAGCTGGAACTCGCTATCCTTCGCCAGTGCAGCCGGGAGCCCCGACCTAGTTTGCTCGTTGAAGGTTCTTAATCGCGAAGTTTACTTATTCGGACAGAGGTCGATTGAAATCTGGGAGAACGACGGCTCTACTCCCTTTGCTCGTATCCCTGGTGGGTTCATTCAGTCGGGATGCTCAGCGCCTTATGCGGTGTTGCAAGATGAGAACTCTCTTTACTGGATTGACGAGAATCGTCGCCTTGTTCGCTTCGCTGGTAAGTCCGTAGAGCGACTAAGCACTAAGTTCGACAAAGAGCTTCAGGGCCTTTCAAGTGTCGCTGACGGCGTGGCGATGAAAGTACAGATAGACGGATATGTCTTCTTTATATTCACGTTCAAGAAAGCTAATCGCACCCTGGTATTCAATCAGACGACCGAAGATTGGTGTGAGTTTGGTCAGTGGATTTATGCCAACGCTGCGTATGAGCGATGGGTAGGGAACTGCTACTGCTACGCTGAAAAGTGGGGGCTACATCTCATTGGCCGCAAAGACACTCTCACCATCTCTGAGCTGAGCCGCGATTATCCGACGGACGATTCCAGCACTATCCGACTAGCACGAGTCACAGGACACATCGACCACGGCACTAGCAAGATTAAACAATGCAACGAGGTGCGTTTCAGGGCTAAGCGAGGGCAGGGGCTATCGACTAGAACTCCTACGCTCATGATTCGCTACAAGATTGATAATACCAACTGGTCCAATATCAAGGAGTTCAGTCTTGGCAATATCGGCGAGTACAACCTGGTCTTGCGCGACCTTAGGCGCAATCAGTATCGAACCAAGCAGTACGAGTTTGCGGCTACGGATGCAGTAGACGTAGTATTCTCCCAGGCTGAGGAGGACATTGAGGTTCTTCGATGAGTATCCGTAGGCCACCACGACAGTCCACCGATGGATTACAGGACAGAAAGTGGAAGGAGCAAGCGTTCTATGATGCTAATCGTCCCGTTGGTGCTACCGGCGCTATGGGTCCTCCTGGTCCTCAGGGTCCTGCTGGCCCTACTGGTGCTATTGGTCCTCAAGGCCCTTCGGGGGCTGGGTTTCCAAGTGGAGGACTTGTCGGTCAATTCTTAGTAAAAAACAGCAACTCTGATTTTGATACTACTTGGAGTGACAATATGGATGGAGGAAACTTCTAGTGGCAAATACGATAAGAATTAAGCGTCGTGCTAGTGGAGGCTCTGGAGCGCCCTCAAGTCTTGTAAACGCAGAATTGGCCTATAACGAGGTAAATGATGTTCTGTACTACGGCAAGGGAAATTCAGGCGGAAATGCGGTAACTATAGAGGCTATTGGTGGAGCCGGAGCTTACGTCAATTTAACAGGTACTCAGACAATTTCCGGCACTAAGACCATCACAGGAACCCTTAACCTTGCTTCAGCAACGCTAAGCGGAAATACCACGTTTTCCAACAACGTCACCGTTACGGGCGACCTCACAGTCAACGGAACGACTACCACCATTAACAGTACAACGATTGCGGTTGACGATAAGAATATCGTTCTTGGAGATATCGCCAGTCCTTCTGATGCCACTGCCGACGGCGGTGGAATTACGTTGAAAGGAACAACCGATAAGACGCTTAACTGGGCTGACAGTACAGACTCATGGACAAGCAGTGAGCATATCGAACTGGCGTCGGGAAAGACGTTCCGCATAAATGGAGCGCAAGTTCTATCGTCATCAACGCTTGGGAGCGGAGTTACTGGGTCTTCGTTGACATCGGTCGGGACTATTGGGACTGGAACTTGGCAGGGAAGTACAGTGGGTGTCGGCTATGGCGGCACAGGTCAAACGTCTTACACCGACGGGCAGTTGCTTATTGGTAACACTGCAACAGGAAGTTTGTCGAAAACGACTTTGACAGCGGGAGCGAATATCGCCATTACAAATGGGAATGGCACTATAACGGTGGCTACTAGCGGCCTTGGAACAATAGCAACGCAAAACGCTAACAACGTCAACATAACTGGAGGGTCGATAGACAACATCACGCTAGATTGCGGAACGTTTTAACAACTTTTAAAGCCCATATATATGGCAAACACCTTACAACTAAAGAGAAGTGCCGTCGCTGCTAAGGTACCGGCTACGGGAGACCTTGCGCTTGGCGAAGTAGCAATCAATACAAACGACGGCAAGGTTTACATAAAACAAGATAACGGCTCTCCTTCGGTTGTGCTGGTTGGCGGAGCAATATCCCAAACGGATAGAATTCTTGGCCGACAATCGGCGGGCGGAGGATCGGCAGAAGAGATTACCTGTACCGCAGCAGGAAGAGCATTAATTGATGATGCTGATGCCGCAGCGCAACGAACTACTCTCGGTCTTGGAACATTAGCGACGCAAAGTGGAACTTTTTCTGGTACCTCTAGCGGAACGAACACAGGCGATCAGAACCTGTTTTCAACGATTGCCGTTGCAGGTCAAAGCGACGTAGTTGCTGATACAACATCGGACACTCTGACTCTAGTAGCAGGAACAAACGTTACAATTACAACTAACGCTACTACAGACACTGTAACGATTAATTCAACCGCCGCAGGAGTATCCGACGGAGATAAAGGCGACATTGTTGTTTCAGGATCAGGAACAGTTTGGGATTTAGACGCAATCCGGCTCAGCACTACGACTACACCGTTTCCTGGCTCCGTCACAGTAGACACGAAAGGTCGAGTGACCAGCATTTCATCCGCAGGATACACTCCGACAACTAATCGAATCCCCTTTGCTAGTAGCTCCACTACACTGACTGACAACGCTGGATTAACATTCACAGCCGCAAATGGATTAGTTGTAAATGGAACACAAGGTTCGGCTGTTGATACGACACTATATACAGATAACTATGCGATGCTGTTTTTAGACGCATCCACCGATTGCCTTCATTTAGGCAGACCCGACAACACCCCAAGCTGGTCTACGGCAGGTTCAATTGTATTTTGGAATACAATATATTGGGCCGATCCAGTAGGCGGTCCAACGGGTTCGGCTCTTTATTCAAATTCTTTTAATCCAGTTAGTGACACCAGTAGTTCAGCCTTTTCCGCTGGCTACTGGAGTATTTCAGATTCTAGTTTAGGTAGGTCCGCCTCATTGGACTTATCTTCGCAGCTTTTAAATTTGAGTTTCGACCAACCACTAAAATTGGGAAATAACTACATTAACTGGAGCGCAACTGAAGGAGCTTCTGGGTACGGATTTCGAAACAATAGCGGCGTGATAGAAGCAAAAAGCTCAGGTGGTTCGTGGATACAAGTACCTCCGGACAATACAGCATACGCTAGTAGTTGGGACGGTGATGTGCGAGCACCCAGCAAAAATGCAGTATATGACGAAATGCAGTTACGCAAAAAAGGTGGTTGCGAGGCACTTGCGTCTAATTTTACAACCACTTCCACAACCGGAGCATCGACCAATTTAACTTTCGATATTGCTTCGAACGAAATATATCGGGTCCGAATTGCTGGAACGGCATCTAAAGCGACTTCTAACACAGGATTGCGATTGGCCATCTCTGCTCCAACGGGGTGTACAATCAAAGGCGTTCAATACGGTGGAGGAGCAACGCTAGCAGCTCCTTTAGTGCCGTCACTAATAACCGCCATAAACACGCTAGGAACTACGTTTGCTACAGGAATTGGAGTTGAAGTTGGATTTGTTTTGGAGTTTGTCGTGCGAAATTCTTCGACCGCTGGAAGTATCACGTTGCAATGCGCCACGGTAACGTCTAATACCGCAACAATTTTCGCGAATACAATGATGAGTTGGGAGGTTTGTTCAAGCGTATGATGAAATTGACCGTCACTTTTGAATTACCGTTGACTATAGAACGATTGCCGTATCTGGATACTCTGGCTAGGCATTACGGTTGGAGTGAAGAGAGGTATCCGGAATTGAGTGCTGGTGCGTATATCTGCTCAAAGGTAGCTGCGCCACAAACAAAAGAGTTGTTTCGAGGTTTAATAATTGACGGACTTCACGCCTATCTCGGACGGTCTCACGCAGCACAAATTGGAGAAATAGCCACGCAGTTTCAGACAGACGCCGTTACTACTGCGGAGATAGTGGATGAGTCAGTTTAATCAGCCACGAGCACGATTACCCACTTTACCTGATCGTCCTATTACGTTTGCCAGTTATGCGGAGTATGCGGCGGGAATGTTGCTGGAGCGGTACATTGGCGATTATGAATTAAAAATGGGGCACACGTTTCAAGTGCCAATAGGCCACAACAAGCAGTGCGACTTTTTAGTAAATGGCGTTTTTGTGGAGTTCCATCCCATTAACCTTCGCCACGAGTTTTCGGACCGCCAAGCGGCGAGGCAGTTTGGCGAAGCTATGCGGCACGTTGCTCATCCGTTTCGACAGCAAATAGTAAATGCCATAAAGAACGAATTTGCTGAAAAATACTATCAACGGCGTAAATTTTTAGTGTCGATGCACGGAGGCAAAGATTCAGAACTAATCGTTTGTCAGGATCCTATCGATCTATACCACTTGGTTATTAAACGGTTCGGAGTTGGGTATCCAAAACAAGCAAATTTCATAAATGAGTTTAATGCCTTAGCTCGGCAAAGGTTCTAGGATCGTACAGTTATTAACGCAGCCGCAGCCGTTATTATCCTGATCTTATTAGATAGTCTTACATCCCCAATCGGCTCCCCGTAGGATTGACTTATGGTGAAGTCCGATAACTACAAGCAGCTCATGGAGTCCCTGAACCGGCTATTTGACGTTCTGCCAGACATGGAGGACGACGAAGCCGAGTCAGAGGGTAAGGCTCGTTCAATCACCATTGTGACCATAGGCAAGGGCCAAGGGACCAAGATCCCTAAGGCTAACGCGCTCAAGAATCCAATCAAGAAAACCAAACAAGACGAGGAAGAAGACGATGGCTAAGGGACAACAAGATGGCATGGTAAGAACGGCTATTCCTCGGGCTAAGCCTAGCAACAGTATGCAGCGTGTAAGCCCAGGCGTGTATCGAGACGGCTCTGGAAAGCTAGTTCGCTCGCGAGATGGTCAAGCTCCGACAGGTGGAGGCATGACAGACATGGTAGACCGTACCCAGAGGGCAGCTCCAGGGGGAAGCAAGCCTGGTCAATGGAGTGGCTCTACCAACGCTACCCCTAGCGAGCGTTATCTCGGGCCAACGCCAGGCACAGAATCAAGCCGACAAGCTAATGACGCAGCAGACATGGCGGGGCGACTTGCCCGTGACTTTATGGGGAACGCAGGGGCTCAGCCGTCAAACATCGACGATCTAATGAGCTGGATAGGGCAACTAACCCAGCAGCAGCCTTCCCGTGGTCGTGGCATGGGCTCTGGCTTCGCAGACCTCTTGCAGTCTGGTATAAAGATTCCCCCAGCGCCAAGGCCGATTACTGACATCCCAGGGCTCGAAGGAGTGCAGATGGGCAACTCTATCGCTGACATGCTTAGGAGGCGCTAATGAGCTGGCTAAGCGATGGCCTAGATTGGCTGGGCGGTCAGTTTGACTCTGGCTCTACCTGGGGCAGTGATGCAGGAGGCTGGTTCGATAAGAACTTTAGTGGTTACTATCAGACCCCTGGAATATCTGGCGAGAAGGGTAGCGGAGGTTCAGGTTTGGACCTTGGGAACATCCTTAATGCTGGCCGCAAGATATACAACCTATGGGACATAAACGATGCCCGTAGCAGTTCTCGTGGTCAGTTCAATGACATCCTCGGCAAGATGGAGGCAGATAAAGCCGCCTACGATGCTCAGATGCGGGAGTACAACGAGAGGGCAGCGGCAAGTTCTAGGGCAGCGCGACGGAAGACTGATGAGGCTAGGCGTAAGGCTGAGGCTCAGGCGCTAAAACAGCAGCAAGCGGCGTACAAGCAGATGATCGCTATGTACCAGCCCTATGCTAATGCGGTTAAGACCATCACTCCTAAGGCGACTAAGAACTATACTCAGTACCTTGATACGACGGCTCTCCTTAACCAGTACCTTACGCCAACCGTGATGAAGGGTATGCAGCAGCCGTTCCAGTCAGCGTACACCGAGAATGTTCCACAGGCCCCAAGTTCAATCCCAGTTCCTCAGGGGGAGGCTATCTCATTCCCTTCACTTGAAGAGGTTCTAAAGAGGGGCGGTTAAGTGCAGAACTTCTCTAACCTAGATCCTCAGCAGCGTCAGCTACTACAGATGCTCTTTCTTCAGATGTTGAGGGAGAGGGGTATTCAGGTTCCTCAGGGGCCTCAGGGAGCGTCACAAGCGCCGCAATCATCATCGCTGAATCAGTTCTTTGATTACGCCAAGAAGGGCAAGCAGCTCTACGACGATGGGCAGAAGCTCTATAACGCCGGAACGAGCCTCGTCAACTATTTCTCTAAGCCAGTCTACACCGAGGCTACGCAAGCCGCGTGGAATCAAGCAGCAGGGCAAGCTAGTCAAGCAGCATGGAACGCAGGAGCGGACGCAGCTACGCAAAAGGCTGGAGGCCAGCTTGTAGCTGATAATGCCTCGTCTAGCTTAGGCAACGTCGCTGGTGGCCTTGCTGGTGCTTACATGGCTTACAAGGGCGGCGACCAAGTTCTTAACGCAAATAGAATCGGAGGCGTGAGAGGACGGCAAGCTGGTGGTTTTGGCGGTTTGCAAGCAGGGCTTGGGGCAGGACTGGCGATTAACGCTCTTGGATTTGCTCTCGGTCCTGTTGGATGGGCGGCCCTCATTGGTGGTAGCGCCCTTGCTGGCGGTCTAGCTGGTAGTCGGCTCGGCGATAAGGACAAGTGGAAGACTGAGGGCAAGCGCCTCGGCAAACTGATCGACAAGGGCATTGTCATTCCTGAGCAGCTTCAAGGCGCTCGATGGATAGGACAGGGGAGAAAGACCAAGGATCTTATCAACCCGTACCTCCCTCAAGACTTCGTAGGCGAGACTCCCCAGTACGGATGGACCAACAACAAGTTCGCCAACTCTCGCAACAAGGCTGACCTTACGGCTAAAGACATCTGGGGCTACTCAGCCTTCTTCGATAAGTTCGGCAACGACTGGCTCGGCAAGATGAACGAGAAACAGAGGGAGGCTATAGCCAATAAAGCTCTCCAGCGCGGCGCTGTGAACGAGCATCACGGCACCATAGACATCAACTGGAGCCCAGAGTTAGAGGCTGACATAGCGTCTATCAGAGGGCCTAACATGATACCGAAGGCGCAGCCAGGAAGAACCCAACCGGGAACGCCGCAAGCAGCTCCGGCTCCGCAACCACAGACTACTCCAACCGTTCAGGGTAATCAGGTAAACCGCAAAGGGATCTTGGGACGACTATATGGCAACAGGTAACAGCTACAACTACGTCTCCCCTGGATTGTATCGCTCTCCCACTGGACAGGTGGTTCGTCGTAGCCAGATGAACAAGGCTCTTGGCACCACGCCTCAGACAACACCCCAGGGTAACTCTCCCTATGCAACCAGCTTCAGAAACGCTGGTAAGGGGTTCTATCGTGGCGCAGACGGAAATCTTATTAGTGGCAACCAGATGACCACTTCTACCAATGCCTTCAACAATCTTGCGAATCGCTTCGCTGGCATGAAGCAGACAGATGCTCAGTATAATCAGATAGGGCAACGCTTGAGGGACTTGGGCACTCGGTTCGGCCTTGACTACAACAAGGTGCTTGGAAACAACTGGCAGCCCAACTACGCCGATGTAAAGCCGAAACCAGCTCCAAAGCTCCCAAAGCAAATCGGCGCAGCTAAAATTATGCCAACGACAAACGCCCCTCAAGCTCCGCAAGCTGCGGCATCGACCGGCCAAGGCTTCAACTACGAGCAGTCCCCAATGACCAAGGCGTTGGTCGATGCCATGAAGGGTGGATTGAACACTATGCAAGCGTACGAGCCTAAGTTCTACGAGGGCTCTCCGTTGTACCAGTTCCAGAAGCAGCAAGGACAGAAGGACCTTGAGAAGCTAATGGCTGCGCGAGGACTCACGGGCTCTGGCGCTGAGGTTCAGGCTAACAGCGATTTCCTTAGCAAGCTCGGTGCAGAAGAGTCGGAGAAGGCTCGGCAGTATGCAGTCGATGCGGCTAACCGACAGACTCAGGGTATGCAGTTCCTTGCTAATTTCGATCAGCAAGAGCGACAGGCTCAGCTTGATCAGTGGAACAGGAATACAGACCGCCGTGTCAACATGCAGGAGTTTGATGCTACCAGACGGGATGCGAGAGCTGCGTCGATGCAGAACTTCCTCACAAGTATCTTAGGTATGCAAGCTCAGAATCCTATTGCGGGACAAGCTCAATCTGGTCTTAACAACATGACCGATCTCACTCGGGCCATCAGCGACATGGCAGCTCGTTCAAGGGCTAACGATTACACGCGCTCCTACGGCGGTGGCGGCGGGACTCCTCCAACTCCTCCTCCGTCAAGAGCGGGAGAGATTGCAAACATCAATTCCAATTATGGAGATCGCGCCGGTAACAATGATCTGTGGAACGGCATCTTTAGTATCTTTGGGGGAATGTAATGGCACCGCGCTCAAGTCTATATTCATCCGCACTACAGATTCCTGAGTGGGTGTACGGTGGGGAGTTTGGCGATCTGTCCAAGGTGATGAACGCTCGCGATATTGACTATGAGCGGGTGGCGCAGAGTGAGCAGCAGACAGAGGAGAATGAGATTAACCTTGAAGCTAAGCGTCGCAAAGAGAGGATGAGGGACATCCTTAATGAGAGAGCTGGTCAGTCTCGCCCCGCTACAATTCGCGAGGCTTATGAGCAAATGATCAATGCTGCGTATGAATCGGGAGACCCGGTTGCTGCGATGGAGCTTGAGGGTAAGAAGCAAGACTACGAACAGGCTCAGCTAACTAAGAA